CCTACTGAAGTGATATTGGTTTGGGCTGCTGTAGTTACAGTTGCTGCAGTACCTGTAGTATTCTGATTAAGCGTTGCGACCCTAGCTGCTGCTAAAGTACCAGAAGATATATTGGAAGCTGAAGTTGTATCAGTAGTAGCAGAAGTTGCCAAACCATGAGAACCTACAGAAGTCAATGCACCACTTATTTTAGAAGTGGCGATAGCTGCTGAAGAGTTTATATCAGCATTTACAATTACATCATCGTCAATATGGGATGACAATATAACATCATCACCAATCTTGATCGCTGATTTTGCAGGTTCATTTCCCCAATAAGCCATTAGGTAATCTCCATAAGCGAGAGCGTGCAGTCCATAGAACTTGCTGCACTAGCATAAGCCTTTAATATATCACTAGCCTCCATTACGATCTTATTACCAGACATCATTTCCAAAGAACTTCCAGAAGGAACTGGTGCATTTTTCATTAAAGTAACATTATCTCCATCGTTATTAGTTAATGAAACCGTTGCAGTTATTGAAGACGATGCTGTAGTATTCGCCAAGGTTACTCCGATTAAAACCGCAGTAGTGCTACTTGGACAAGTATATATTGTACTTGGAGATCCAGAAGAACCCGATACATTTAATTTCGTCTTTACTTTAAAAAGATTAGCCATAATTTCTCCTTATCATCCAAGCGCAACTGACATAGCAACTGCATTAGCTAGAGCATCTGATGCTGCCGTCGTACTGTCTTTTATTTCTTGTATATTACCTGATGAGTCCTCAAAAAAGAGCTTTTTATCAACAGTATTAATAGCTAACTCACCAGGAACAAGATCATCTGCATCTGGAGAGCCAGTTCCGCTAGTTTTTCTTTTTAATTGAACTATATTAGCCATTAACTATAAGCTCCACCATCTATTACTGCTCCATCTACACTAGCACATTTAATCCCTGCAAGAACATGATCTGCATTTGAAGTATTAACTGTTGTTGTTGGTGCTGCACTATTATTTTTAAAAAATGTGAATACGTGTGAATTGTCCTGGTCAGAAAACATTCCAAGATATTTAGTCCCACTAGATGCATATGTACCATATATCCCAATATCAACTGCATCACTACCAGTATTGGCTTTTGCAAGTGCGATTAAAGGATCTTCCACAGCCAGAGTTTCAGCATCGACTGTTACAGTGGTTCCTGATACGGTCAAATTTCCTGCGATAGTAACATCTGCTGGAAGACCAATCTGGACTTGATTACCTGAAACAACAGTATTTACTTCATTAGCAGTACCAACAATATCAATGGTTTCACCCAAAGATACTGGGTCATCAGTTCCACTATCAGCTCCAAAAGTAATAGATGAATTCGTAAGTTTTGCATTTGTGATTGAACCTGCTAAATGAGCATTATCTACCGCACCAGCGGCAATTTCAGCACTATCGACTGCATCGTCAGCCATTTTAGCGTTAGTTATTGCGTTATTAGCAATCGTTACAGAGCCAGCAGCAGAAATTGTAACATCTCCACCTACTGCTTTATTGTCCCAGCTATTTGTCCCATCATATATCGCTATATGACCAGCCTGAGGGGAATTGATTACAGTATCGGAAAGTTCAGAAAAAGCATCCGCTGTAGCAACTTGAGTGTCAACATATGCCTTTATACTTTGCTGAGTAGCAAGCTTAAGAGCACTGTTGCTGGACATATTATCCTCGTCCAGAATTGGAGCTCCAATCCAGTTTGGGGTAGTTGCGTCTGAAGCGATCCAAAGTCTTGAATCACCAGTATTGTAAAGAGGTTCACCAGCGGCATGTCCACTATTTCCAGGGACTCCAGAGGATTTTCTCTTGAATTGAATAGTATTAGCCATTAGTATGTGCCTCCATCTATTGTTTTATTGTTTAATGATTGTGCTGTAGCTACATCTACGATATCATCCGAATCAGTACCTCCAACCAATATTCCATCTAATTGATTAAGTTCTGTACCACTTGCTGTTATCAGCGTGGTATTTAACTTTAATCCTTTTGTTGACCCATCATGAGTCGCAATTTTTATATTATCTGTGCCAATTTGAAGAGCAGATTCAGTCCCGTCTCCATCTAAAAGCGCGCTTTCCGACGCTCCAACTCCACCATCAACGTGGGTAAGTTGTTTAAATGTTGAACTTATTGTTTCTCCTACTAAAGTTGTTGCCATATATGCCTCATATAATTGCGTAAGGAGCTTTGTCCATTACTCTTCTCATCCCACCGAATCTATTCTTCTGATATGTATATACCAGTCTTTTAAATTCATTCATGTGGAAATTTCGTTTTTCATAATTCATTTCATTCTCTGCAAATTTTCCTTTTAGATATTCAACTGCTGCTAAACAAAGTTCTTCAGAAATATCAATAGGATCATCTTCACTATCAGGAACACTTGGTAAAGCTGAATATTCAAGCATTAATCCATCTTCTATAAGAGCAGATGGACTTTTATAAACAGAAGTTTCTTTGTCTTTTTGCAGAATCGCAAGATTTGCACCGCGTAAATAATATTTAAAATTTATAGCCATCAGGTTAAGTCCTCATCTACATTTGGAGTATCAAGAACTCGTTGTATTTTTACATATTCAGCTTCTTCTGCATCATAAATCATTACATCTTTTAAAGATACAAAGTTATCTGGGAAAGAGTAATATCGCTGGTCCTTAACTATATCAGCTTTAGACGCAACTACATTATCTTCAATCATCATATTTATTTCTCTCATAGCATCTTTTAAGTATGCAATTGAATACCCTTGATTAGTACTTCCAGCTCTTTCCATTAATTCTTTAAGTTTCATTCTGAACCCCACTGATATTCTACCTGACCCCAGATCCTGTTATTATTATCTTTCCATAATAAGTATGCAAAATGCTTCCAAGTCAGATCTGGAGTTGTTGTTGATGTATCATAGCTTGTATTTGGACTAACTTGAGAAGTTGTAGACCAAGTAGTGCTAGGAGTTGTTTCTGTTTCAGACCAACTCATATTAATCTATAACCGCATATTCTACAGCTATTGTTTCAGCCCCAGAAGAAATAAGCCCAAATCCCATTCCACTCCCTAAAGCAGGAACTTTTGGTAAAGCAATTGCTCCACCTGGGCTTATTCTACAAAATTCTTTAAAATTTCCATCTGAATATTCTAATTTTACAATTAAATCAATATTTGCAGTAGAAGCAGTTCCTAAAGTTTCTGCGTCTGCTCCATATTGATACCCAGTATGCTTTATAAATAACACATCACATGCATCATTAGCTGCAATTACTAATTCAGATCCACCAGAAACTGGACAATTACCATAAGCAACTGTTCCTTCAGAAAATCCTACTACAGCTATATCTGCTGATCCCGTTACGACAGAATCACTACCGCCTAATGTTTTGTTTACATCGCCCTCTATAACATCTTGAGCAGCATATTTACCTGCAACGCCCGCAATTGTTCTAACTGGGGTTACGCTAACTGCGTACTCTACTCTGTTCGCCATCTTGTTGTCTCCTTATTAAAAATGGTTCAAACCCCTTCTCGTATTGCTCTCTAACCATTGCATATTGTTTTTCATACCATTGATATTGAATTTGTTCTTTTTGCATTTTAGCATTGAACTCAGCTATATAAGTTTGAGCTCTTGCTTGATAATCTTGAAGTGAAGACCCAAATCTTTGTAGCTCAACCTGATTCTTTGCAGCATCATGCTGTAATTTAGCTCCTAATTCAGCTGCTTCAGCTTGAGTAAAAGAAGTTTGCCTTGAAATATCTGCTGAATACTTCTGAATAATAGAACCAACTTTAGCTTGATACTCATTTAAATTTTCTTGTAGATCTGCCTGCCATTTAGCAAACTTATAATTTAAGTTCTCAAGAGTCCATTCCTGAACAACAGCATTTAACTGTGCTTGATACTGCTGAACTTGAGTGCCATATCTTTGCAATTGAGAATTGTACTCACTTGCTTCTTTTTCAAGCCCTTTTGCTTTATTTTGAAGATCTATATTAGTTGAAAGACTCATTTCCTGTATTCTTCTTTGGATCTCTTTTTCAAATTCATTAACAGACTTTTGAAATTGGATCTGATATACAGCATTTTCTTTATTAAAGGTATTTAAACTATCTTGAATTTTAGCACTGAATTCAGTTACTTTTTGTTGCTCTTCAGATAATTTAGACTGAGCAAGTTCAATATCTTCATCTGTCTCAATCAATGAAGTTATCTTTGTAAAATTTATTTCCTTCATTATTGGAGGAGTATAAGTAGGCACAGCTGTATCAAATGTTATTGATTGATCTTCATACGATCCTTGCAATGCTGCATCCGTATAAATGAAAGAAGGTGCTCCAGGAGGAGTTGGAATAGCGTCTATTGCACTATTCGAAGAAGAAAGATCTAATGCATCAATTGATGGGTCGGCTATCGAGACATACTCGGGTAGAGATACGTCGCCAACTGCAGTTACTGTCGTCATTTCGTCACTTGTAACTCCAAAAGACAACGTAGGTTGAGGAGGTGTAGAAGGTAAAGAGAGTACCAAGCCCGACAGACCCGTGTAGCCGACCATCTTTTCTTGTAAAGATTTCATAGCAGCATAATTAACAACTAAAAAGATTAGACTAGTTGGAAAATTAGTAATTGTACTGCCAGTTAAATTTGCCAGGGTAGTATAGTCTACTTGACTGATAGTGAAGTCACCTGTTGGGAGAATATAGACTTTTTGGTTTAAGTAATACCATTGAGGATAATTGTTTGTAGCTTTTTGCAAAGAATCGGATTCAGCAGCTGCAAATCTTTTATCTGGGGAGATTTCAGTTGCCGCTTTGCTTGCTCTTGCAACACTAATAATATGTTTTCTATCTGAAACGGCTCCACTGTCAGTAGGCGAAATTTCAGTTGTAAACATATATGATAAATCAGGATCTATTGCAAGAAGCTTGTCAGTAACTGATCTTACCCCGTCATTAACCCATTGTAATTCATTCGTAGAAGTTCCTGCTAATGCTCGAACTTGTGTTTGTAAACTTGCCATATTATTTCCTTTTGATTAGTGGAGGAACATGTAAAAACAGAGGTTCCTCCTTAAGAATCATTATTTCCAGATAGCGTGTGCTTCAGGCATAACTATTTCCATACCTGCTTCGGTTTGGATTAAGTCAATGCGTCTGTCAACACCCGTGTTCTCTAGACTTTGAACGCCAACATAAACCGCTGTATCGCGATTAACACCGTTACCAACAAGAGGTCGGTAAGAAACGTGCTTTAAGTTGACAGCCAAAATTCTGACTGGAGAACCATCTAAATGAATATTGCGAACAACATTCATATCACCATATGGAGTTGAGATCTGAGTTACTGGTAGACCAAATAACTTTTTCTTGCCTGTTACAGCAAAATCAAATCTAAACTGATCACTAATTTCAACGTCATTCTTTTGAAAGCCGCCTAATTTATGTAACCAATTATAGGTCGCAGTATCACACATAAACATAGTAGCGTTTGAGCTATTATATCTAGGATCCATGAAGGAACTCATATTTTCCAAGAAATCATCTGATGTAGTTCCATCAGTTGTTAGATCAATGGAAAATAGGTTTCCACTAGAAAGAACATAATCAACGATACCAGCGGTATAACGTACACCAGCGGAATCCTTCTGCTTAGAAGAAAACAAGATATCTGTTTCAATATCCCATTTATGTTCGATTAGTTTGTTCTTCCAAACACGTGCCCATTCATCGCGAGCTAATTTTAACTCGGTTGCGCGAGCAGTATTTGTCATCTGCATGGTTGTCTTCCAGATTTGAGTATAACCTACTACATCCTTGTAAGGTGTATCTTTGTAGGTATCTGGGAAACTAGAACCTTCTGCATGTGCAGAACCGACAACATAGCATTTGTCTTTTTCTACATAAGCAGTTGTTACGACAGTATCCCATGTATTTCCACTAGCTTCATGCTGTGCGCCAGCCAATACAGTGTGATCGTGCGCAGCTAATGCTGCCGCAGAAATCCCACGAATTATTTGACATTTAGCATATACAGATTCAGCGTCTGCACCAGCATCAGGAGTATCTATTGCCGTGATTTTAGCCATGACATAGTCATCGGTATAAACCGTAGGAACTGTTTCATCCGCAACATTTGCAGCTGTAACTAAACGTACTGGAATTTTAACAATCTGATTTACGAGAAAAAAGATTGGTTTTGTTCCAGTTGCACCTACTGCAGTACCAGTTTGTCCAAGGATATTCTGTACATTGCCAGCAGATAGATAATCTGTTTGGAATTTAACATTGACTACATCATCCAATTGCAATTTTGCATCTGAAAATTCATGATTGATGTATTCGTTGTCGTTGTCGCTAGAGCCAATGACTCCACCGTCTAGATCCAATGCTACTGCATAAGCATAACGCTTGTGCCACATAGATCTTTGTTCCAGAGTTTTAAACTCTGGGTCTGTTGTTGCTTTTTTAGCAACTTTGCTCAATACTCTAAAAAATGGAGTTTGATCAGGTGCCAATTCTGATACACGATCAGAAAAGTCATACCGTCTCCTTAGATCACCAGTATTAAAACCAGATTCGACCTGAGCCTGAGCATGTGTTGATAATTGTAAAGGATTATCAGCCATGAGGTTTGCCTCACTTTCGTTTTAATT